CACCTGTTGTTAAATCAACATCTGAATTAGAAACATCGGTTCTTCTTATGCGAATTGTGGCTGCGCCAGAATTACTGTCTGCCACTTCTAACTTTGTACTGAGTGACGTAGCTCCAATACCCACGTTGCCTGCGCTGTCTATGCGCATGTGTTCTGTATTAGCGTTAGCCGCACCAGTTTGGAACATCAATGAACCATTACCTCTACCGTCAAAAGTAATGCCCGCTGTTTTGTGTCCACTATCTAAAACAACTACGTTTCCACCGCTATTTAGAGAAATGTTTTGACCAATCTGAGTATAAGTTCCAGTACCGTCTTCATATTGAGCAATAGTAAAGTCATTAGAATCAACAGCACTTTCTATAGCAAAACGAGCAACTCCACTATCGCCTGATGCTTGTGCGGGTAAAGATAACCTAGCGGTTGGCGCACTAACTTTAATACCAACATTTCCATCAGATCCTTGCACAAATAAAGCGTGTGTGCTGTTGTCAGACTCAACGCGGAAGTCTACGTCTGCGCTAGATTCATTAAATACAGTTTCAGTAGGGCTTATAAACAAGCGTGAATTAGAAGAACCAGCAGTTAACGTAGATAGTTCTAAAGCAAAGTCTTCAGAGCCATTAGATACATCTGTTATTTGTGAAGTTATCTGACCGTAGAATGTTTTCTCATCGGCATCGTTTTTACCTGAGAAGTACACTTGACCAGTTAAGTCATTGTCTACTGCTGATACAGAGTTTCTAAATAGATCTAATATTGGCCCTGCGTTAGCATCAGCGTCCGTAGAGATTAGTGCTAATTGAGTAGTATTATCGGATGTAGTGATAGTAACGTTGCCAGTTAAAGCTGCGTCTGCACCACTAATCTTACTGTCTAACTGAGTCTGTATAGCTGAAGTTACACCGTCTGTGTAATTAAGTTCTGCTGTAGTTGCTGTGACTCCATCTAAAAGATTTAACTCAGTTGCAGTAGAGGTTACACCGTCAAGAATATTTAACTCAGCAGTTGTACTAGTGACACCATCTAAGATATTTAACTCAGCAGCAGTACTGGTGACTCCATCAAGGATGTTTAGTTCCGCTGTAGTTGACGTAACACCGTCTAAGATATTTAGTTCTGCTGTGGTGCTAGTGACTCCATCTAGTATGTTAAGTTCAGCAGTAGTAGATGTAAGTCCGTCTAAAATATCAAACTCTGAAGCAGTTACTCCTGTAGCATTTAAGTCTTTTGCATAGTTAAGATCAGCAACAACGCCTGTAAAACCATCTAGCTTATTCAGTTCCGCTGTAGTAGAAGTAACGCCATCTAATATGTTTATCTCTGCTGCTGTACTTGTGACACCATCCAGAATGTTTAGTTCTGCTGTAGTGCTAGTAATACCATCAAGTACATTTAACTCTGCTGTAGTAACTGTAGCACCGTCCAGTATCTCTAGTTCTGCCTCACTAATTGTAGCGGAACCTATAGTAAATGATGTAAGGATAGTAGGAGTAGTAAGCGTCTTGTTCGTAAGTGTTTGTGAGCCGGTAAGTGTAGCTACAGTACTGTCAATGGCTAGAGTAACACCAGTACCAGATGCAGTAGAGGTAACACCAGTGCCACCTAAGATACCTAGAGACTCAGAGTCCAAGTCAATGTCAATACTAGCAGAACCATCAGTTACATCTAAGTCCTGTGCTGTTGTAGTTGAGTCTACATAAGCTTTAACGGACTGTTGTGTAGGCACAAGCACAGCACTGTTAGAGGACATATTGTCTTCATCTACCCAGCCTGTGATAGTAATAGTTCCGTCATTCAAGGAACCAAAAGTAGTAGTGCCTGTTAATGTTACATCGTTAATGTCTGCTTTAGTTGCTGATGCAGTTGCAATGTTATTAAACTCTGCATCTATCTCAGTACCTTTTACAATCTTTCCAGCATTGCCTGAAGGTAAAGAATCTTTAGCTGCAAAGTTAGTTGTTTTTGTGTAATTACTCATTAAATTAGTCTACCTATAATAGCTTCTGTATTTAGTTCTTGTATGGACAATGCTCTGCCGTCTATTGTAGCGTCTATACCAATAGTAGCTACCTTACCTGATCCTCTAGCTTTTAGCTTTGCAACGTCAATAACAATAGTTGCACTGTACTCTGAAGCCGCTACGTTATACTCTGCTACTCCATACTCAGCTATCAAACTTGTGGCTACAGTGAACGCTTGCTTACTATAGCCTTCTGTATAGTCATAGGCCCAGTTAGCTACTAGCTGACTTCCTGACCCACCTATAAGAGTTAAGTTAATTTCTTTTAGCATCTTTACTCTGGAAGGATCACCAAAGGCTAGAGGCTGAGTGTAGTACTTCATTATGTAAGTGCTGGTGTTGTCTAAATATCCAAAGTATCTAGATACACCGGATACACCTCCAAAGTATAGCTCTCCTCCAACGTCATCTCTAGCAGCCGTTAAGATACCAGTAGTAGGCCATGTTGTAACTCTGTTACTCCCGTCCTCTAGCTTACTTCTTACATCAAAACAGTAAACAATCTTAGCGGTTACAGGGAATATTAAAAGATAAAAAGCATTCTCTACGCTGTATACAGATTTAATGTTACCTGTTTCAAGAGTAGTATTATAAACAAGTTCATCTCTAATGCTCCTAGAGACATCCCCAATAGGGTTAGATTTCTCTTGTATAACCCTACCTAAACTACGGACACCAGAGCTAGATAAGAAAAACAAGTCTGAGCCTGTAGACTGTACGCTGTCTCTAGCTACACAGCCTATGTTTGTAATAGTGTCCTGTAGCGTCATATTAGAAGGTGAAGAAGCACCGGAGTACAGTAGGATGCTACGCTTACCAAAGATAACCAATAGGTCATTAAACTCTGCTAGTGCAGTAATCTCATCATGTCCTGTAGGCCATACAGATGTAACGTCTAAGCTACCTGTGCTGCCCCCTGTCCACGCATGACCATTAAGACTATCAGACCAGTAGACAGTGTGTTTGTTATTTACAACGTCAGCAGCCCAAATTCTACCAAAAGCCGCTAAAGCCTCATTAGCTTGCGGTGGTGTACCTGTAGAATGGCTATGGTCACTCATAGCTGCTAGTACACCGGAGCCAGATTCATCTGTGTATATTAGAGGCTCATGCGCTGACTGCCAAAAGTACGCATGGTTAGCAAAGTTTATAATCTTCCAATTGTTAGCTGATACTGTATAGCCACTTGGAGTTATGTCTGTAAGGCTAGAAGTGCCTGTAAATATCTTATTGTTACCAGTAGAGAACACTACAGTTGTACCACTGTAATCTACATACTGGAATAGGTTCTCTACGCCAACACTAGACCCTAAAGGAGAAGCACTGCTAGTTAAAAGATTGATACCTTTTCTAGCACCTATGCGCCCAAAGCTGTCAATGACTGCATTCTCTGCTATAGAAGCATAAGAAGAATCCTGACCTACAGGAGCATCTTGAGTATTAAGACCTCTAAATCCTGGAGCACCAATGTATATGTTTTCTCTTTGCTGTGCCATTATTGCACCGTGTAAATAAATTCTTCAGGATTCTTATATGCATCCTGTGCAATAGCATCACTAAGATGTTTATCTGCAATGATAAAATAATCTTGTGTAGTAGTGCCACCAGTCTCACCACGCTCTCTAGCAAGCAAAGCTACAGCGTTGTGTATAATAGCCATAGCTGGCAGTACTGTAGTACTAGAGTCTACTGTTAAATCAGGTTCTCTAGAGCACACATCAAAGCGTAGTGAGAACACACCGGATGGCTTAGGGTATACTCTTACTTTAGTATCGTCATTAGAATCTATACCACTAAACGTGTAGGAGTCTGGAGTGCCTGTGACTTCCCCTGAGATGTAGTAAGCATTGTTAAACCAGTTAGGAGACTCATAGTGCATAAAGAAGTTTGAGGTGTCGTTAATAGCACTGTATAGTTTAACACGTTCTCCTGCTCCTGTCAAGCTATATTCTGTAGTATCTGCTACTGTAGGCACAACTATAGTTTTGCGTAGGGTAGACCAAGCGTGTGAGTCCTGTACTAAACTCTTAGCGTCATTGATGTAATCGCCTACCATCTTAGAGTAAGCTGTCTCAGTAACATCAGATACTTCTTCTTCTCTAAGCCTTCTCAGTACACCGTTCATTAAATTTAGGTACGTTGTAGCCATTAAATTATTCCTCTAAATAAACCTTGTGGTGCTTGATAACCTTGTAACGGCAACACACGCTTTAGTAACTCTGGTGCTTGATATTTATTCATGTAGTCACTAAACACTAAGTCAGTTACTGATGACTGTCCTGCTCCTCCTGAGCCTGCACCTCCAAACATACCACTGCCTGTCCCAGCACCTGCCCCTGCACCGCTGCCAGAGCCGTCACCAGTACCAGTGCCAGTACCTGAACCACTACCGCTACCAGATCCAGCGCCTTTTCCAGTTCCTTCATTAGTAGCACCTCCGGATGTTCCTGTGGCTGCTCCAGCACCAGTAGCACCTCCAGTACCTGTTCCAGCACCTTCAGTACCTCCTCCAGCACTTATACCGGAAGCTTCTGACCCTGATGAGTCAGTAGAGGCTGTTTCTCCTCCTCCTCCAGTGTTTATAGTGCTCATCATACCGGAGCCTCCAGTGCTTTCTGAAGCCGTGTCTGCCTTAGATGTATTTATCCCAGCAAGAAAAGAGTTTATAATTGAGGTGGCTTTTTCTTCAGAAGGTGTAGTATGTTCCCAGTCATACAGTTCTTGCGGAGTAACTGTACCGTCATTGTTTTTATCTACTTGACCAAAAGAACCGCCAAGGTATCCGTTAATATATGCAAGATTAAACTCTCCTTCATTATAGGAGTTATCAACTACTTCAGTTTTCTTATATTTAATAGGATCTGGGTATACTTCCTTATAAGGAGTATTGTTTGCTAACTCTTGTGCATACAAACCTCCATATTTTATATATTCTTTAATTAGTTTTTGTTTTAGATTAGGATCTTTTTCGTTAAGAGCAGCCTCATAAAGATTCCTAGAAATAATCTCAGATTCTGTTGATTCTCCAAAAGAATCAATAGTTGTTTTTTCTACTTCTTCAAGAATAGGCTCTTCTACAGCAATACCGTCTGTACTGCCTCCTGTTTCTTTATCGGCACCATCTCCTGCGCCTGAGTCTCCACTGCCTTCAGAAGAACCATCACCGGCTCCTCCAGAAGCAACGTCTTCAGGAGGTACATACTTTTGATCTATCTCAGGATCATCTAATTCAGGTAAAGTATTATCTACTGTAGTGTCTACTTCAATGTCAAAATCTTCTTGCTCAAGAGATTCTTTTGCTTCTCTTTCTAATCTTTTAGCCTCTGCGTCAGCTATTCTTTCAGCTTCAGCTTTTGCAGCATCAGCTTTTTCTTGAGCTAAGTCAGCAGCAGCTTTATCAGCAGCGGCTTTATCAGCTTTAGCTTTAGCGTCAGCAGCCTTAGCAGCTTCAGCATCAGCAGCCTCTTTAGCTGCCTTATCTGCTTTGTCTTTAGCAGCCTTAGCAGCTTCAGCATCAGCAGCAGCTTTAGCATCAGCAGCAGCTTTAGCATCAGCAGCAGCCTTAGCATCAGCAGCAGCCTTAGCATCAGCAGCAGCTATAGCATCAGCAGCAGCTATAGCAGCAGCTAAGTCAATGTTATATCTTTCTTCTTCTTCTTCTACAGTAGTACCAGCAACAGAAGCAGCAATGTTGTTAATGTAAGGATTAAAGTCTGGCCCTACTCCTGTAGACCCCACCCCTGTGCTTAATCCTCCAGCGGTTGAACCCGCTAGTCCCTGTTGTATAGCTATTGCTAAAGGAGAGCCACCTACAGTAAAATCTACTAAACCGCCAGTTAATTCGCTTAGTGTTATATTAGGAGAACCGCTTCTTCCTAGCATTGGGTCAATAGAGCCTAGAAAATCTCTAAGTTTACCAGTTAACGGAATAGGTATATCACCAATAGGTATTCCAGCAAACAAAGCCGCTGTAATAGGATCTCCTCCTAGTAGCTGTGCAGTAGCGGCACTAGCCCCCATAGTTGCTGCTGTAGATGCCGCAGCACCTGATATACCTGCTTTTGCTACTAGAGCCTCTGCTGGCACCCCTAAAAACTTCCCAACAATTGTAGCTACCATAATGTTAGAAGCTATATCCATAAATCCGGGATCTTTAGACTCAAAGGTTCTTATCTCACCAAAGCTGAAAGGATCATAAAGATAAGAAGAACCATCGGAAGTCTGTCTAACAGGCTTAACATCATACTTATGATAAAGTGCCTGTAACATAGGGTCACTTTGATAAGCAGTCATTAAAGCATCTTGATAGCTTAGATTTTGAGTAGCTTGTAAATAAGTTACTTGGTCTTTAAGAATGGGTTCTACAAGAGAATGAAACTGTTTTAGTTCAGCGTCTGAAGAACTTGTGTGCTGACCTAAGTTACCACCAAAATCAGATTTACTAAAAGACTGACCACTGGCTGCAATATCATAGCCGTAGTAAGAACTTAAAGCTGCTGCTAGTTCTCCAGTAGAAGATAAATCTTTTACAGCGGAGTAAGCCTGTGCTGTTTTATCTACAGTAGTAGAAGCTCTACCAAAATCTCGTAGGTAAGCAGGGGTATTGTCTGTAATAGAGGAGTATTCATAATACGAAAGAGAAGGTCTGCCAGATCCAGCTACTGTGCCGCTAGAGTAAGCTCCTCCTTCTCCTCCAAAATCAAACTCAGTATTAAAGAAAGGTGTGACAGTAAATGCTTCATTAAACAAGTTATCGTAATAATCATCTACAGCATCTACATCGTTAATGCTTGCGTAATCAGCACCTTCTTCTAAAGATCTACGGTAGTCAGCCCAAGATGGTACGCTCATTATTTATTCCAAGTAGATAAGGTTTTAATACCAAAACTTGCAGCTATAGCACCGCCTAAGAAGGCTTTGTAGTAATCAGGCATAGTAGACA